ATGAAGTGTTAGCAGAGATAGTAGACCCAGCTAAGCAAACGAAGACAGGCTATGGTAAGTTCAAAGAACGCTCTGCTGACTTTCAGCAAAACTTTATTCGTATGTTAGTTACCCACCCCGGAACAGTAGCCTTAAACATTACAGGTTGGGTTGCTACATCTGGATTGCAGTCTTATGCTGACATGATTAGAGGAGGTTTGTATGGAGGAGCTTCTATTGCCGCATCTATTGCAGGTAAAGATAGCTCGGCTGTATATGCTAAGAAGGCTAAGTCTATGTTGTCTCTACAAGGACAGGCTGTTAGAAATTTAGTAGATCCTTACGCAACTAAGGAAGCCGCTTTAGATTTCCTAGCTAACAATCCTTCTATGCAAAAAGAATTATTTAGATATATATCAGGAGGTATAGAACTTAATGATGTATATAAAGAAATAGGTATAGACTTAGTTAATGTTAAAGATCCTAGTAGGTTTGAAAAGGCTATGGATTTAGCTCAAGCCGCTTACGGAGTTAGAGCACAGGACATATTCAGTAAGACACAAGCCTTTATGTATTCTTTAGATAAACATATACGTATTAATTATGATGGCATGTCTTATGCAGATTTTATATCTGACTCTAAGCTATACTCTAAAATGGATGGTGAAACTTTTATAAAGGTACAGACCGATGCTGTCACAGATGCTCAACGT